GTACCAACCAATCAAGTTTTTAGCCAAAGTGGACTTACCAGAACCTGGAAGACCACGAATCAATAACAGTTTCATATTTATTCCTCAATGAACCCTAACACAGTGAATTATGCCCTAAGTCAAGTGCTTTGTCAAGGGGTAAATAAAAACCCCTCATTGCAGAGGGGTTATTCTGGTTAGAGAAAACTAAAGTATTACAATGGTATCCAGAGCCACATACCTTGCGTCATCAGAACCAATGCAAGAGCACCGACTCCCCATGAACCCCAATACATGCGAGTGTCAACTGCAATGATAGATGCAGACAATAGAACGATCGCAAGTTGGAACAACATCCCAGAGAAAGTCAACCATGGGCTATGCAACTTAGCTTCATTACGCATTTCTTTTAGATGAGTGGCTTTTGCAAGAAGTTCTTTCTTACCTTCCATTGACTTTGGGTCGGACTCATAACGGTCGATCTTCTTTTGCAACTCAGCTTTGCGTTCTGGACTCTTAGCTTCTTCTAATTGACCTTCAGCAATTGCTTGCTTAATAGACTTGGCTTGGAAAAACCCGTAAGTGTCGGATGCTTCGATCAAGTTAGTCATGGCTTGGCCACTGAATGAATTTGAGTAGTAAGTGTTCAGCGCTAGGAACAATGCCATAACAACGATTACTAAACCTGCTTTGTCTTTAATTGCGGCTTCACGTTCACTGCGTGTCGGAGCCTTTTTAATTTCTTCTGCCATTTATTACCTCATGTTTCTTTTATTTATTACTTGATAAAAATCATCACCTTGGATAGTACAACTGCTATTCCCACAACTAATAATAATCCAACTGCTCCAACAACCAACACTAAACCAGTAGCTAATGCAAGACTATACTCCATTAACTCATCCCAATTCTTTTTAAGAGACATGTTATCTTCCTGTCCATATCTTTGGAGCAGCTTCTATTCTTCGCTGCTCCTCTGTTTTAGGTATCCACTCAGTACCCAGATGTGGGTACTTTTTAATTCTATCATTGATCACGTATACGAATAGTGATCCAATAAATGCAGCTAAAATCAATCCACCTATACCGATGGCGATTTCAGATCGTAGCTTTTCCATTCTACGTTTTCTTATTTTTTCGGCACGGTGTTGGTCGCGCATTGACTTGGAGATTAGAACACGTTGAGTTGCACCCATGTGTTTCATCATAGCCTCTACTTCAGTGTAGAGTGCTCCAAGTTCAGGTGGGGATTGGTAGACCATGAGTTCGCGTAGATCCACAGACATCTGCTCTAGTTGCTTGCGCATTAGAACACGTTGTAGAGCACGTTTGCCAAGAGAGGCATCGCCAGTGTAAACTTCTGTTTCCGCGCGACGCTCTTCTTCTTCCATGATGGCCAAGCACTTATAGAAGTTATCGTAGTAAGTACCAAGATGTTCACCGATTTCACGGTAGATGCCATCATGTTCGCCAGAGTTGGCTTTCTTGTTTAACTCAATTACTTCGTTCTTTTCACGAATGAATTGGTTCTTCTGCTCTACTGTTGGTGGTTTCTCAGGTGGGTGTAATTTATGGAACTGGTCATCCAGATCCTTGAGAACGTCTTTGACTTCTCCAGCAGCACTCTTGATGTCTTTATAGAGCTTACACCCCTGCTTCACCGCTGCCACAGCGGAGTTGGCTAACATAAACAGTGTTAATGGATCCATATCACCTCAGTGATAGGATTAAATGTGGTGTGGTTTATCGAATCAGATGAGATTGATATAGACATGACAAAAAGACCACCACCGTGATCTTTTTTGCGCATTGCAAGCCCTTAATTAAGATGTAAGGATATACAACTTTATTTAGGATTTAGGTTGTTGCAATTCCTCTACTTCAGATTCTATTGTATTTACATCGACTCCAACCCCACCTTGGACTTTACTCAGGAATGCCTGAGCCTTTGTACCAACTTCATTATCTCTTACCTGACGTCTTGTGTAAAGTACTGGTTCCCAGTCCTTAGATGGTTCTTCAATAGTCAGGTCAAGATCATCTTCATTAGTTAGAGCGATATTCTCTTCTGCTTCTTTGGCAGCTGCAGCTAAAGATTTCTCTGGTTCTGGGAGTTCAACTTCTTCCACTGTGTCAACAGTATCCTCAATATGAATCTCTATTGGAGCAGGTGGTTCTGGTAATTGATAATCGTCTTCAGGCTCTGGATCTTTAGCATCTTTTCTCTTTAGATTCCAGTTAGCTGCAATCAGCAAGAGGACTGCCAGTGGATCGAACACAGCAACAATCATCATAGTGACGAATCTAACAGCCTTCTCTAGAATGTCATCTGTTGGAGTGCCTTCGTAGATTACTGCAGCAATATACTTGATTGGACCTACCTCAGCCTCAACCTTTCGTACTTCAGACGCGATAGGGGCACGTTGGTCTTGTAAGGCAGCAATGTTAGTCTGCGATTTGGATATGTCTGCAGCCAGTTGGCTACGTTCTTTCTGTTGCGATCTACGAAGAGATGCTGCTTTAGTGGCACCGTTTTCATTATCTGTGCGTGCCATTGTTTGGTCAACAGCCTCATCCATCTGTTTAAGAGCTTTGCGGTTCGCATCAATGTTATCCTTCTCAGTTTTAATCTTCTCATCAACAATATTCAATTTGGCCATAACATCACCAGATGGAACTGCTTGATCCAAGTGAGCCTTTGATAAAAAGCCAAAGATACCCATTGATGTTAAGAACATCAAGATTAGTAAGGAGATGGTGAAGTAGGTCTTCATCAGTAACGGGATTTCTTTCCAGTTACGATACAACCAAGATGCTATTACTAGTTTAGCCGCACCAAGTAACCCACCCATGATGGCGATAGGAATTGGGGCTGACGCAAAGATCGCCATCAAACCAACGATGGCGTACCATTCTGCCACCGTGGACAGAGACAAAGCAATAGCAAATAGTAAATATGTCATTCGTAGTGATCTGAAATATCAGTTATGTTGTTAATTAAATGTTCAGAAGTCCATTGATGCCAGAGGTCATTAAACTCCAGAAAATAGCTGTTGTTGGAGCCTACCAACTTATAACCATTAACTTCTCCAACAGATCCAGATGTTACCAATTCGATGATACCTGCCTTTAGTTCTGGGTTATAACCAACTAAAACAGTACGTGGTTCTCCACCAGCGTCTATTGTTTTAAAAACTTTCCAAGAGGTAACTTCCTTCATACATTTCCTTAAAATTTATTTTTAATATGGGAACCATGCACTCGGACTGATATTTGTCCATTGTAGTAATCATCAGATTCCAATACTCTTCGGCTAAACTGTTCACGAGCTTCAATGTATGAGCACTCAGCTTTAGACTTACAAAAGAATAGAATTTCTCGGGTGAAGTTATCCTTTCCGAGAGTCTCTACGTCTTTATTTAGTTCTATACTTGAACCATAGTAGTCCATCCAGTCGGAGTCAATCTTCGACTTGATTTTCTTTTTCTTCTTCACACCATTCTTCTGAGTAACCGTCTTGTAGGTTGTCTTAGAAAACTTGGCTAACTTCTTACCCACGTACATACGACTGTTGGCTTTGTTCGTAATTAAATAAACAAAGCCAACGCAGTCTTCGGGCAACTCTTCAACAGTGATATTATTAAATGTCCACATAGTGGACTATTTATTAGTTCTCCTCGTCGAAGTCTTCCTCTTCATAAATGTCTGCTGAACAAACTGGACAGTAGACGATATCTGATAGATTGTGGTCGTCACCCTTTACAGTGATTTTACCTTCTGCCTCACAAGATTTACATTCATAGTGTTTTGTAATCATTTTGCCTTCCCCCATACATCGTCCCACGTACCACCGAGCGCACCCTTAGCATAGTCAGTTACACGGTTCTCAAAGAAGTTGCCGTGCACTGGTGCGTTGATCATCTCTTCTACCCATGGTAGTGGATTCTTTTTGACTTTAAAAATACCCTTCATTCCTAATGAGATTAGGCGACGGTCTGCGATATAACGAATGTATTGCTTAACTTCTGCTGCTGTTAGATCACGCATGTCTGCACCAGCGAAAGAGAGATCGATGAACTTATCTTCAAGTTCAACCATTTTCTCTGCGATTGTATATATCTTTCCTTTAAGTTCATCATTCCAAATCTCAGGATTTTCTTTGACGAACTCTTTGAATAGACGAATCATATTCTCGGCATGCATCGTTTCATCAACGATAGACCAAGTAACGATCTGCCCCATACCCTTCATCAAACCATGACGAGGAAAGTTCAACAACATAATGAATGAAGAGAACAACTGCATACCTTCAGTGAAGGCAGAGAACACAGCGATGTGTTCAGCAGTTGATGCTAGTGTTCCATTACGAGAAGACAACTCAGTGACGTAATCATGCTTGTCTTTCATCTCTTGGTATTCCAAGAATTGACTGTATGTTATTTCAGGCAGACCCAAAGTTTCAATCAAGTGAGAGTAAGCAGCCACGTGTAAACTTTCACGAGCGGCAAACCCCAGAAGCATCATCCTAATTTCAGGCTGAGGAAAATGGGGAAGGTAATTATTAACGTAACCACCAGCAACGTCAATGTCACCCTGAGTAAAGAATCTAAAAATGTTAGTAAGGAATGTCTTTTCTTCATTTGTTAGTTTCTTCTTCCAATCTTTAACGTCTTCCATCATCGGCACTTCGGTGTGTAACCAATGCGCCTGTTCGTGCTTTAACCAAGCATCATAAGCC